TTTTTGGTGATGTCATCCAGCAACACTCTGTCGTCTTTAGACAACAGTTTGCTTGCTTCTGCGGGACTAATGATTGATGTTGTGTAAATCAATTCCCGACTAATTCCGTGGGAGATGAGCGCCTCAACTGCTGCTGCTTCATCTTTCCATTTGCGCAATGCGCGTTTGGGTTGCAACTGCCAACCGCGAACAACTGCACCACCTTCGAGACGCTCTGTAGCGTACTTGCGCAATGCTTTGATGTAGTCTTCGACAGCATCAACCTTTGCCAACATTGCACCGAGTTCTTCTTCATTCATGGTGTGCATTGGTGGCTGCGCTGCAACCTCATTGAACTGCTCAACGTGCGCAGGACAAGTTGCCTTTGCTGGACACCACTGGCAAGCCTTCTCTGTTGGCGTTGGTGTTGTACTTCCTTCAGCGATTGCAACGAGTGCTGGCGTGAGATTGGTTGCAGCCCACTCGTTGAGTTCTTTGAACGTCATTTTGTGAGTGCGTGGCTCACCATGATGCGGCTGAATGATTGCCAGCTCGATGTTCTTGAATTCCTCTTTGAGTGAACGCATCGCGCCGATAGCGTAAATCTTCATCTGGTCAGAGTCAGCGTCAACGTATCCACGACCTGTCTTCAAGTCAGCAATGACCAATGTGTCCTTGTCGAAGTTGTACGCGAGAACGTCAGCAGTGCCACCAAGATCAATCTTGTCTGACTTGTAGGCTGTGACGTATTGCTCGACTTTGAGCGTGCCAAGTCGAAGCTCCAAATCCCTGATGTGGTCAACGTGAGCTTGCGCGAAGTCTGCGTTTTGAGATGTGATGGTGATACCTTCAACTTCCTTGCCGATAAAGTCGTATGGAGAAACACCCGTCAAGATACAAGTCTCAGCAACTGCGTGAATGGCTGTGCCGATCTGCGCTGCTTCTCCTGCTGGTTGATACGGAATGTTTTCGCACAGTTTGACGGATGCAGGGCAGTTAATCCAGCGTGATGCTGCTGATGGTCTTAGTTTGATTGTCATGGTTTCACTTTCTGTTGTAGGAATTCTTTTCTTCTTCGCGCTCTTGACTGAACAAGTTGTAAATGGTGGCGCGTACCTCTTGCGGAATAGACCAACCCATCACATCAGGGTTGAGCATATCGCTCAAGATAGCGTCACGCTGCTTGAGCCTTGTTTGCGTCTTCATCAGCTCTGAGCCAAGCCAGACAATGTGTTCGCGCATCACTTCTGTTTCTGATTTGTTGTCGTTCATGTCCAGCTCTCCTTAATCTTGTCAATGATTGATCTTCCTTTTAGCTCTACAACATCATTTAGCACAGGAGCGTCATTAAGTTTCTTGATGTCATCTTCAATTCGTTTGTATGACACATTTAAGAAGTCCTTAATACAAGCCTCACCGTACTCTCGCATCTGCTGCGCGGAATACTTTGCTTCAAGGACGCTGCATTTGCGCGGTAGTCGTGGAAGTTTCATAGGTTGCTTCTATCTTTAATCTTGTTAGCAGCAAAGTGCCAGTGGTTATGATGGTCTTTCGCGTACTGATGCGCTTCCATAAACATCACAAAAAGTTCGTCACGTTCTCTTTGCACAGCATCAGCCACCAGCTTCATCACCCAAGGTGGAACTTCACGATGCCCTGCTAGTTCTTTGATTTCATCTTGTGTCATAACTGACTTCTCCTTTTTCTTAGTCTTGATTCGCTCCTAGCGTCAATGATTAGGGCTTTCAATTCACCTGATGGCTCTTTATCTTTTCTCAACGCAAAGTAAAGTGCTGCTACTTTGCGAACTACATCAGTTGGCGCGTCTCTCCATACATACCAACGACCTCTGTGTATGCGCCACAAAGCTCTGACTGTATAGAGCCAGAACTTCATAACTTTGTCCCATAAACAGCCATCATGGTCGCATCAGCACGACCTGAATCCTTCATCCTCGCAAACAGTTGCTGATGCTCTGGATGCAACTCCATGCAGCGATGACGAATTGCATCCTTGCCTTTTCCGCATTGCGTTGCCTTCATCCACGTTTGTGGTGTGACGTATGTCACTGGCACATTGAGAGCAGCCAATGCACCTTCAATGATTCCAGCAGCACGACCAAACGCGAACATGGATGTCACGCCTTGATTTGGCATCGCACCGACCTTCTCCACCACTGCGTGAGTTGGGTTCAATTCTTTGATGGCAGCAGCTACACCTTGCGCAGAAATGTGATTCTTCTTTTTGCCACCACGAATGACCTCAACGCAAGGCATATCAATGACGCGCTCAAACTTTCCATTGACGTACAGCGAGAAAGCGCCTTGAGCACCGCAATCAACACCCATAACGCGAATCATGTTGCGTCCTTAGTGAGTTCAGCAATACGCTGTGCAATGAGTGCATCAAGGGCGATGCGCAGCTTGTCCACGGATGAGACGAGAGGCACAGTCTTGCCTGAAATCCACCGTGAGACTTGCGCTTGGTCAATCTCGGCTTTACGGCTGACCTCTGCCATGTTGAAGCCAGCAGTCTCTGCTTTAGCCTTGATGTCTGTGATGTATGTTGAAGTGTTCATGCGTAGTATGTTAACATGAACTTGACGACATAATCACGAAGGTTAAAAAGATGGGTGACAGCGCGAACTGCCACCCATTCAAAGGCAACTGCGCAGGGGAGAACTGCACAGCATAGGTGGGAGAAACCGACCCACCGTGTAGGATTTTAGGGATTTGTTGCAAAAAAAGCACATCCAATAAAATAATTCTTGTCTACCTAATCAAGTATGATATGATTCACTCATCAACAACCACTAAGGATTGAAACCATGAAACTTAACGACACCACTCGCACTTACCCACGCACTATGCAGGATGCGTTCCCCAACACAGTAGAAGCCATTGAGCAACGCCAGCGTTGGGAGTGGATGGAAGGTCATCAGTCTGATGTTGCACAGCAAGCAGAGTTCTGGGTCTACATCACGCTGGCCTTTGCTGCTGGTTTCTTGGTTTGCCATCTTTGGGGTTGAACATGAGCCGAGTACACGCAGTAACAGAGGATATTCAATTCGTTGTTAAGACAGCCTCATTCACACCGCTACCAACAAGTCACTTGATTAAAGAATTCAGCAAGTGGATTGAGCAACAAGCCAAGGAAAACAACTTCCTTGTTTGGCGTTGTTCAATTGAAGGCTCATCGCAAGACTACAACGCATGATATTTGGAGAGGAACAATTTATGTCTGAGCAACTACAAAACGATATTGATGACATCGTGACTGACTTCATTCGCCGTTCAGGTGGCAAGGTTGGAATGATTCGTCCTGATGAGCTGGCCACCATGATTCGTGAAGCAGCCAGCCGTGGCGCAATGGCTGGTTGGCTTGGTGGTGTTAAACAGGAGCGTGAACACACGCGAAGCATTAAAGCCAAGGAGCAGAAGCTGTGAGAAAAGAATTTGGAAAGATTCAACGCTTTGAAATTGGTTTTGGCGGATATGACGATGCCATGTTTGGATTGGCTGTAACTCTTGGCGGTAAAGATGGATGGGGTGTTCAAGATTTCAGCGGAACATGGACACGCGAACCAGATGATCGGTGCAAGTGGACGCTAGAAGATCAAACAAATAACTGGGCTAGTGTTTGCCGTCAAGTTATAAAACTAATGCAACAAGCAAATGTAAAAACAACGTCAGAAATGGTTGGAATACCAGTTGAAGTCATCTTTGACGGAAATAGACTTTCTTCATGGAGAGTTCTTGAGGAAGTTTTATGACTTACCCATTCCCACCTTTTCCAGCAGTTCCTTGGATTGCCAAACAAATCAAAGAACACGCGCAACAACAACGCGCACAACTGCCAGAAAGCCCAATGTAATGACTAACGCAACAGCAAACATCAAAGTCACTCCAGAAATCATGGCTCAAGCATTTTGGGCAATGGAATCAACGGAGCAAATCAAGTTTTTTTCTGAGTTGGCAAACGTCATAAAAGAAGACCATAAAACAAACCCTCATGCGTACAGCCTTGGTGAATTGCAATGGTGCTACATGGCAGAAGATATGAAGAAAAAAGAAAACCAAGAAGCCAAAGATATGTTGATGACTATGTCTTCATTCCTGTATTGGCACACATTGAACTATATGGAGCAGAAATGACAACACAAACAGAAGCATTGAAGCTGGCGCTTGAGGCGTTGGAGCAGTCAAATCAATCAGCCGCTGAAATAAGCCATGCTAGAAACAACCCGCAATTGTTTACAAAAGGCGAAAGCGGCGCATATCAGCATCAACAGTTGTGGATTACAAGACATATTGAAGCCACAGATGAAAGAATTAAAGCCATCACCGCCATCAAAGAAGCCTTGGCACAGCCAGAGCAGGAGCCTGTGGGTGTTGTTGAGTCTGCGTTAAGATTCACTGGAGGGTTCCATGTAAGACTGAACCGTGGAGCAACAATGCCTGACGTTGGTTCAAATATCTACACCACCCCACCACAGCGCAAACCGCTGACGGATGAGCAGCTTTTGCACATTTATGTAACAACAAAAGGGTTTGAGTTTTACAGAGTTTTTGCCCGTGCCATCGAAGCCGCCCACGGCATTAAGGAGTAAGACATGAAAAACCGTATCCAAGCCCTACTGATGGCGCGTGAACTTGAAGCCTACCAAGCTGAAGGACCATCAAAGATTGCAACCATGCTTTGCGATTTAGTCAAGCAGTTGGAAGTTTATGAACAAGAAGTTGATTCGTTGCGCGACAGGGTTAAGTCGTTAGAGATGGATTTGATGGAGCAAAGTCAGTGAGCAAACCACGCAAGAAGTACAAGCCAAAAGGAGTCAGGCTTGACGCAATCACTTGGGTAATCAATGGCTTTAGAAACATCAGCGAGACAGGTGATGCTGTCCTGCACTTGAAGATAAAGAACCATGAATCACTTGAATGTCTGCGCAAAGGTGAAGCTGGACGCATTGACATTGACACCATCATTGGCGCGTTCAACATTGCAGAAGCACTGGCACGAATGAAGATTGGTGATGACTACGCCAAGGAAATCAAGGCTGGCCAAGATGCTTTGCTTGACGTTGCCAAGCGTGGTGTTAGTCGTGATGACAGGTTTGTTTTAAAGGCTGAAGAAATGCAAGCCATCAACATGACAATGGAAATCCATGACGCGCAGCTTGAGATCACCACCATTGGTGAGCTTGAGAAGGCCATGCAAATAGTTGAGAAAGAAATCAGGATGCGCAGAGCGCGTTCAGTATTGGAGAAAACGTAATGTCAGAATTGAATGTTTTAGCGTTGGCACTTGTTCTTAGAACGGTTGCAACCATTGTCGCAATTGTTGCTGCTTCTTATCTTGCGTATCACGGAAAAGATGGATGGGGATGGATGATCTTCTTAGCAATCTGCATTGGCTCAATGTCATACAAATACACGAATGATTGATATGAACAACTACGAAGAACCAGAAGAAGACATCGAAGAAGATGATGAAGAACAAGTATGCAGTTGGTGCAGTGGCTGTGGTGAAGGTATGTATGACGGCTCAACCTGTGGCAAATGCAAAGGCTCTGGCGTAGAACTAATGGAAAAAGATGATGACTATTAAAACTGTACTCGCACCCAATGCGCCGTGGCCTAACAAGCCAAAAGAAAAGCTAAAAGCTGTTGCAAAGAAGCGGATACCAAAGCCACCAAAGAAACCAAGCAAACGCGCAGACACAGACAAGAAGTTCACAGAGTGGGCAGCAAAGAATTTAGGAGCAAACCATGAAATACATTGACCTGATCGCATACCCAATCATGCTGGCAGTTGTCTACGTTCTAACTGGCTTTGCCAACTGGAACAGCAACCCAGAATTCTGGACATATGCTGACCGTTGCTTCTGGGTTCTATCTGGACTCACTTGGGGCTTTGCCTTGCAATTACGAATCAATAAGAAACCAACACCATGAATGATTTTGCAACTGAAGACATCTCAAATATCGCCCTGCTTTGCTTCTTGCTTGGCATCGGCTTCATTACATTCATTGGCGTTGCAGCCATTTACATCACATCTCTTTTTTTAATGGAATCATTCAATGACCGCAACTAATCAAATCGTAAATGCTTTTCATAAGGATTACGTCAAGACTTACATGAAAGACTTTACGGCAAGCATCATGGTGCAGAACAAGCACAAGAAGTCTTCTCAAATGATGGCTGAGTACACTGAGGAACTTCGCAAGACGAATCCTTCTCTTGGCACAATTCATCACATGGTCAAACCACTTCATGTCATGCGAGCGCCAGAGATGATGCGTCCCAAGAAGAAGACCGCAAAAGAAAGAGTTGACTTAGCTCCTCGTGAGTTCAAGGTTTTTAGTAGAGCTGGCACAGCAAACGTCACACCGAAAGGAAAGAAAAAATGAGTTATCAATCAACAGAAGTAAGCGTTATCGCTTGGGGTGAGAAGCGTGGCATTGTGCAGCACAGCACACCAGCAGCGCAAGCAATCAAGACGCAAGAAGAACTGGATGAGCTGATTGATGCCATTCGAAACAATGACCGTGAAGCAATGGCTGATGCTTATGGCGATATCATGGTGACTCTAGTCATGGGCGCTGCAATTGCAGATTTAGACTTGCAGACTTGCTTCGAGTTAGCGTATCAAGAAATCAAGGACCGCAAAGGTTCATTGAACGCAGATGGTATTTGGGTGAAGGAGTAAGTCATGGACAAGCCACTAGCGTTAGGACTCATCAAGTTGCTTTCAGCACTTGAGTCATGGGGATTTTCAAACAAGCAGATGTTCCCAGACTATTTACATGAAGACCTTGCTCGTCATGTAGAGATGCTTGAAGACATCGTTTTAAAGGAAAAAGAAAATGGGTAAAGGCAGTACAGCTCGTCCTATTCCAGACCGCAAAACATTTGAAGCAAACTTTGATGCAATATTTAAAAAGAAGAATGATGTATACGCAAGCGAAGCAGAGACTGATTCTTTGATTGTTGAAGATCAGCGAACAGACGATATGAGGCTCATTGACAAATTGCTTGATGAGCGTGGCGCTAATGAACAAGGTGCAGAATCATACAAAATCTTGTATGGAATTATGTTAGAACTGATGGCAAATGCAAGGAAACCAAAATGACAGACATCAATGAAACATTGGCACAGAGACAGCAAACACACGGCAGCTTTGAAAGCCATGCGCGTATCGCGCAGAGCATCAAGTGCCAGATGTTTAACGCTCATGGGTACGTCAATTTGAGCGCAATGCAACGCGAGTCACTTGACATGATTGCCCATAAGATTGCTCGCATCTTGAATGGCAATCCAAATCACCATGACCACTGGCACGACATTGCTGGATATGCAACCTTGGTAGCTAACGAACTCAAATGAAGTCAGTCCAGCGACCAAGGCTCATCAAGGCCATCATGGATAAACCTTTGACAGCGATGGAAGTGTCGAAGGTTATCCATTGCCATGTACGCCACGCGAGATCAATCTTGCGTGAGCTGCGCTTGAACAATCAGGTGTTCATCCAAGAGTGGCATCCTGCTGAGTATCAAGGCATCCCAACTGCTGCGTACCGTTATGGCATTGGTGTTGACGCTGTGAAGCCAAGACCAATGACCAACACCGAGCGCGTCAGGAAGATGCGTGAGAAGGAAGATGTGGAGAAGAAAGCGTTTAGGCTGGCGCGTGAACGTCAACTTAAACGTAAGATCAAACGCGACCCGTTGGTTGCGGCGTTCTTTGGGTCAGCGTCCTAGTAAGCCTTGATACGGTTGTCGCTCTTGAGCCAACAAGTCAGGAGCAGCAACGCCCATCAAAGCTGCTATTGCAGTTGTTCTACGAAATGGGTCAAATGCCGCATTGCGTGAACGAAATAAATCTTCAGGACGATTTGTTGCGTATGTATCTGCAACAACATCAAGACCTTTACCTGCATTGTCTTTTACATTCTTAATGTTTACACCAGAGAAACCAGCTTCTTGTGATGCTTCAATCGCTGGACGATTTACGCGCATCCAGTTTTTACCACCAGCCTCATAAGGCATAAATTCAGAGCTTCGTGCAACTAAAGGATAAACAGTTGCTCCTTCTGATACATACTTCCCAGACATAAAGTCATTATAGAAGTCCATCTTTTTTGCATTGGCTTGTTTGATGATTTGCTCTAATTCATCAGCTTTTGCAAAATCTTTTTGTTCAAATGCGTCAGCAATTTTTCTTGCTGAATCGCTGATTTGTTCATTTAACGCTTTAAATTCAGGCAAAGATTCAACTTCTTTTTTGTATGACCCCCAATTTAATGCGTAACCACTAGCATTCTCTGGGCTAGTTGTTGAAAACACATAATCATCAAATGGATTTCCACTTTTTGAACCTGATAAAGAAGTATCAAATTTCAAAATATCTGGGCTTATTGAACCATGATAGACATCAACAGGAAACATTGCTTCAGCACGTTGCTGTGCAGTATTGTTTGGTGGAAGACCAAGACCAAACTGTTCTTTAGGCAATGCAGCGCGTTACTGCGCGAGAATCATTGCTTCTTCTTGTGGATATTTAAATGCAGCTTTTGCTGGCTGTCGAACTGCACCACTAGCAATACGACCAGCACCACGAGCCACATCAACTGGACCTTTAAAGTTCATCGCCGCGCCCAACTGCTCCATGCCTGATGACTCCATGCGTGGCGCAGAAGCGCGTGGAATCTTGGACAAGATTTGCTCAGTTGTTGGTGCTGCTGGCGCTGCTTGCAGCAATCCTTGCACAGATTGAGGTAAGCGTGGTGTGATGTACTCACGCGCCAAGGCGTTTACATCACCAAGCAACCCAACAGGCGCAACAGCAAAACCACGACCAAGAGACTCTGCGTTGCTCAACGAGCCTCGCAAAGCGTCCATCAAAAGAGAATCTGAGTATGGGTTTTGTGTTGCCATGATTACTGTCCGTTTTGTGGCATTGCCAAGTTGCTACCAATCTGACCACCAGTGAACCCACCGTAGCCAGCAGCCGCAGCGCGTGATGCGTTGAGACGCTTCATTGTCTCATTCAAATCAAGCAGTTTTTGCTG